ATTACGAACAACAAACATTTAGTGTGGAATTAGAGAGACGTTATCAGAATAAAGTTGTGCGCCGGCTGGCAAGAAATTTCTTGATGGCTCTCGCACCAGAGTTTGAACGGGTGACGGTTGCAGCGGTTGCTGGTAATCATGGTGAGAACAGAAACAATGGCAAATCTTTTACTAGCAACAACGACAATGATGATGTTGCTGTGTGGGAATCTGTTGCTGAAACTTTATCGGTTAGACCTGAATTGTATGGTCACATTAAATGGGTGTTACCGCAAGAAGAATTAAGTGTGTCGGTGCAGGTCGGTAAACAAGTTGTTGGTTTGGCGCACGGGCATCAGGCACGGTCAGGTGATGTGGGTAAGTGGTGGGCTGGTCAGTCACTTGCAGGTTTGAACACGGCTAGTGCAACCATGTTGCTGACTGGTCACTTTCACCATTTCGTTTGTAAGGAAGTTGCTAAGGGTCGGTGGCACATTCAAGTACCTGCGCAAGATGGTGGGTCTGACTGGTTCTCTGAAACTACTAGCAACAGTTCTACTGGTCAGGTTTGTTTCTTGTTGTCGGATAGTGGCTGGTCTGAATTAGCCATTGTGTAAATAGTTAAAGCCCGTGAATCAGGGAAGCGATCCACGGGCTTTAAGTTTGTTTGTGTTATGAAACTGGCGCAAGTATCTTAACTTGCAAACCTGAAACATTATCAGCGTTGTGTTCAACTAGGCATACATAACCTAGTGCTTCAACTTCAACTGAATGAACAGCAAAACCATTCATTGCTAACTTAGCAATTCGCACTGCTTCAACAAAAACAGCGTAATCATTATTTGTAACCATTGTGGTCACCTAACCTTTCTGCGCTCTCTGCGCTACATCATTTACATTACACGAAACAAAACCAGATGCAAGTCATTTTAAAAAAGTATTTTATTTCTCTTTATTTCTAAGGGTTTTCTGGGCGTGTCGCACATTCACCAGCACCAGCGAAATACGCTGCGCCATCTATGAAATGGTCAAGGTCTTTACTAGCAGCAGTGCGTGCCAACTTAACACCAGCCATACACAGGGCTACTTGATACGCTTCAACTTTTGTACCAAGTATCACTGACCAGATACGTGCAATGTTTTCGTGATTGGTTTTGAAGTCACCAGCCTTACGGTTGCGATCACCATAGGTTAAATGTTTTGCCATGTCTAAGATTTCGCCACGGTTCATGCCTTCACGTTCAGAGATTTCTAATCGCTTAAATGTTCCCATTAAATTACCCCGTCTAAATCTTCGGTGAAGTCTGGTGTCATATCGTCATAGTCTGGGTCTAACGCTTTAAGGGTTTCGCACGGATAACGCACAAAGGCTAAACCGCTATCTGGTTTAGGTTCACATTCAGAACAACTTAGGTATCTTGTTTTGTGCGGGTAAAGTTCTGTGATTTCTATTGGCTTATGCAGTTCACGCACACGCTTAATGGCTTCACTAGCCTTACGCAACAACTCACCCGCTTCAGTCACCACAACAGTATCGTCATCATTCCACAGTTTCATTAAGTTGCCTTTCTATCTCAACAAGTTTCATACGCTTCTTCACAGATCGTTCATGCCCTTTAATAGTCACCTTCTGTGGGTTGCCATCCTTATCAGTTAGCCACAGTTCAGCCAACACAACAATTTTATTCTTCTTGCGTTTCTTACTCATAACTGTTTCGCTTTCAATAACATAAATGTTTCAGGATGTTCCAACGCCATCTGGTTATAGATAGGTGTATCCATTTCATCTACTGGTTCATAATAATCTGCTTTATCAAACCCTTTCACAAAACCCACACCGTAACTAATCACAATGATGGGTGGTAGTGCAATAAGTAAAAACACGCTAAACATTTTCATACCTTCTTTCCGCTGCTTGCCTTGCCCGTTTCTTTCTCGCTGCTTTCGCTTCGTCTGTTTGGCTAACAAAGTATTCACCTAAATAAACTGGTATTGCTTTGATGCCTTTCTTTGCCCGTATCGCCCGGCGTTCGTATGCTGTTGTGCCAGCCCAAATGCCATCTACCTTCACGTGCAGTGCATAGTTTAGGCAGTCTTTGAACACGGGACAGTTTGCACAGATTTTAATGATGTGCGGTTTGACCATGTTTGTTTCTTCTTGGCTGACGGGGAAAAATAATTCTGTGCCTTTGTTTTTGCAGTTCGCTTCACTGAAGTCTGGGACATTCATTGTGCATCACTTAACCCGTCTAGGTATCCACGTTCATACGCATCTAGTTGCACATTGTCGGTGACGATTGCCATGCCGGCTAGGGTTGCTTCTATTTTGACATCTACAAGTGTGCGTGCGATTAGTGACAGTATTGGATCGTTGTAGTGGAAGCGTGCTAGTAGTTCTTCTTGTAGTTGTTCTTTTGATTGTTCTGCCATTGTGGCTGCTTGGTCGTGTAATGATTTTGCCATGTCGTGCCTTTCTTGTTTTGATCGCACCACGCTGGTGCGTATTACACTTTACATGAATCAAACCTTGTGGCAAGTATTTCGGGTGAGTTGGGGTGAAATCCCTTTGTTTGCAGGTGCGACACGCCGACACAGAATTTCATCACCATTTGGGTTGCATCCTAATTCAAACCGTGTATGCTAAAGGTATGGCGCAGAGAGCGCAGAACAAAGGAGTAAGACAAATGCGATACTTAGCAGGACAGTCAAACACAATGTTGTGGCATGCAGTTGAAGATGCAACTGATAATTTTCGTGGTGTAACCAAAGCAATGTGTGGTGCGTTAGTAGCAACACAGCGTGAGTACCTAGATGATGTGGTTGCAAAACTTTGGTATGAAAATCACATTTTTGCTTCACAAGATGTTGAATGTGAAAAGTGTGAAAAAAAACTTACGGCACTCAAAGCCAACGCATAAAAAATGTCAGACCCTTACGATACAACTGAATACATAAACCAAACAAACAAGGAAGGTAAGACAATGGAACAAGAACAAGCAAACGCATTACGCAAACCATTCAACAAAACCCAGATAGACCAAATACCAAAACGCAACAACAAAACAGGCAACACCATCTACCTAGACTATGTAGGTCACGCACACGTCACAGACCGATTACTGCAAGTTGATCCGTCATGGACATGGCAACCAGTAGCATTTGACCAGACCACAGGGCAACCAGTCACTGACGAATTCGGTGGCTTATGGATTGTGCTAACAGTGTGCGGTGTGACCCGTTACGGGTACGGCTGGGCAGACGGTGACAAAGGTGGCAACGCCATTAAAGAAGCCATTGGTGATGCTATTCGTAACGCTTCAATGCGTTTCGGTGTGGCATTAGATTTGTGGATGAAAGAACCAGCCAGCCCACCAGCACCAACAAAACCTGCTAAAGATTTGAAGCCAACAAAGAAACTGCCAGCGAACGTGCCAGCAAGTTTAGATGATGGTGAACGAATCGCAGTCGCATACGCTGCCATTGCTTTAGCAACAACGGTTGAATCATTGCGCACTATCTGGTCTGAACATGCAGACATTTTAGACATTGCAGATAACGGCACAACGATCCGTGCATACATTAACCAGCGCAAAGATGAAATTGAAAAGGCTGGCTAGTCATGGATGCTAAATTGCGCAAGAACGGTATCCCCGTTAAATGCGAAACGTGTAAAGAACAAATTGATTTAGGTAACCTGTGTTCAAACTGTTTATACACTTGTGGTGATTGCTGTGGCTGTTAGCGGTGTACGTGACGGGGTTACGTTTGATACAGATTTAGACACAGTGCGTTTAAATAAACAAGCGCAGGGCGTTTATGACTTGATGAAGGATGGGGTGTGGCGTAGCCTTAACGGTATAGCCACACTCACCGGATACCCTGAAGCATCAGTTTCTGCTAGGTTGCGTGATTTCCGTAAACCTAAGTTTGGATTATTGACGGTGAACCGTAAACGGGTCATTGGTGGATTGTGGATTTACCAACTAGACATAGGGGCTTCATCATGCGTGACAAAATCATTTGTATCAAATGCGGATATCTGAAAGTGATTGATGAAATGTGTGAAAGGTGCGGTCAATGATAGTTACACCAGCAACGATTGAGAAACGTCTAGTTGATTTGTCTAAAGAAATTGATGATGCGCAACGGTTCTTAGATGAAGCAGAACAAGAATACTTTGATGCTAAGGGTGCGTGTGAGATTGGTTTGGCACAGGCACGGCTGGGTGTTGTTAAGGATGGTTTGAAAATGACTGTTCAAGAGAAGGAAGATGTTGCCACGATTGAGTGTGCTTCACTGTTGCGTGCCTTGTATTCGGCTGATGCAAAAGTTAGGGCGGCTAGGGGTAATGCGCAACGTGTGCGTACACAGATAGACATTGCACGATCAGTTGGAACAAGTGTCAGAGCGGCATTAGATAATTAAAAGAAAAGGGTAAGGCATGAGTATCAAAGAAACATTGATTAACAAACTAACTGAACAAGACAAAACCAGACCACGCAGTATCCAGACACAAGTAGGTGTCAGTGAAATCGGTGGGTGTGCTACACGTGTGTGGCATAAAGTGAACGGCACTGAAGTAACAAACCCTGACACGTTACGTTTGGCTGCGATTATGGGAACAGCCCTGCACAGCATGATTGAAGAAGTGTTTACACCAGACCCACGTTTCAAAGTTGAAACTGAAGTAAGTGTGGGTGACATTCTTGGACACATTGATTTGATTGATACTGAAACGAACACTATCTGGGATTGGAAAACCACCACCAAGAATTCGTTGGCGTATTTCGGTAGCAAGCAACAAATGTTGCAGGTGCAGTTGTATGGATGGTTAGCGAATCAGAACGGTATCAAGATTGACCGTGTGGGTTTGGTCGCTATTGCCCGTGACGGTAATGAGTCAGACATTACGGAATTGTCGTGGGCGTATGATGAACAACTAGCCCTTGAAGCGGTTGAGAAATATCACGCAATTAAGGAACAGTTTGAACCACCAGCACCTGAAAAGGATGCAAAGTTTTGTGCAAACTATTGCCCGTTTTTTGGTGCATGCACTGGTGTTGTTGATCCCACGCCGGCTGATGTGATTAACAACATTGAGATTGCAACATTGGCTGAAGATTATGTGACGATTGCGGCGAAGGTGAAAGAGTTACAGGCGCAACAGGATTACATTAAAGAACAACTAGATGGCACTACCGGTGTGACACCTACGGGTACGGTCATTAAGTGGTCGCAGGTTGCTGGTCGGCAGTCCATTGATGAAGCAGAAGTTGAAAAGTTGTTGGGGTTTGTTCCTAAGAAACAGGGCAACGGTTACAGCAGACTCACGGTGAAGTAATGGATTTGTTTGTTAATGGTGACGGCTACCATGTGCAACAAATAAACCCAAAAGAAACGCACCCATTTATTCTGAACATTCACTACGCCAAACGCATGCCGTCTATCAGTTATGCATTTGGTCTGTTTCGTGATGGTGAATTGGTGGGCATCACCACTTACGGGAAACCAGCATCATCCACACTGTTAAAAGGTGTGTGTGGTGAACAATGGGCAAGCAATGTTTATGAACTAAATAGGTTATGTTTACGGGATAATCTGCCACTGGAAGCAAGCCGGCTTGTGGGTGGATCGTTCCGACTGTTACCCAAACCTTTGATTATTGTTTCTTATGCTGATACGAAACAAAAGCATGAAGGTATTGTGTATCAGGCAACCAATTTTCTTTACACGGGTTTGTCTGCCAAGTTTCGTGACCCTGTTGTCAAAGGGTTTGAACATCAGCATCATGCAACGTATGCGCATGGTTTAACCAACAAACAACTGATTGAAAAGTTTGGTGAAGAAAATGTTTATTTTATTGATAGGTCTAGAAAGCATAGGTACATAATGTTTCTGGGTAGTCGCACGGATAAAAAGAACATGATGAAAGATTTGCGTTACAAGATTTTGCCGTATCCCTAATCACGGGTTAGTCGGAAAGTTGTGGCACAATGTGTAGGTGACTGGACACTTACCAAAACTTGTTTCACCTAACCTACCTAATGCCTTGTGTGCAGATAACCGTGTAGACCCTGAACTGTTTTACAGTGATGATGTGCAACAGCCTGACAAAAATCGTGTGGAACTTGCACGCACTATCTGCTTGCAGTGCATTGATCGTGTGCCGTGCCTGTTGTGGGGTTTGCAGAATGAATCGTATGGCATGTGGGGTGGCATGACAGCGAACGAACGTAAAGATTTTAAGAGAAGAAAGTTAAACAAGTTACAGAACCTAGTGGAACTAGGCATCATTTAAGGGAGTGATTATGGGCGCAACACCGCAACAGCGTGAAGCGTTTATCACTACTTACATGGACAATTTGCCAGAAGTAATGCGCCCTGATGAAGTGACACGGGCGATTGATTTGGCATTGGCGAACGCTTTTCATTACGGCTGGAATCCTAAACATTTAGCGCAGTCAGTTGCTGCTGGTGTGAAGGATGCACAGAACCCCGTGGGTTT